TCGTCATCAATCTCTGTACCACTTACAACCTTATTAGCGTCACCAGTTAGTAGTGCATCTTTGGCTGCAAAGTTAGTACCTTTAGTATAATCACTCATTATATAATCCTACCTTCTTTACCATATATGTCTAGTTTCTGCACACTAAGCTGTGCTCCATTTATTTCAGCTTCAACACCAAGTTGGATAATGTCTCCTGAACCCTGCACTGAAGAATCAATCTTGTCTAACGATATACCACCTGTGTATTCTGATACGCCACTGCTAGCATCAGACGGGTCACGCAAACCATTACTACCGTACTCAGATATTCCGTACTCAGATACTGGTATATCTTTAGTAGTAAACGGGAATGTAAAATAGTTTGTTGTATACTCAAAGCCTACCTTAATACTAAACAACTGTTTAGAACTTCCTATTACGGTACACGCTACTCTTTTTAGTATCTTAACCTTATTAGCTAAACTTAAGTCAAAGTGATTAGTATAGTATTCCAGTTGATAGCTTTCACTATTGTCCTTAAATCCAAAGTATTTAGCTATACCATTTGTTTGTGCCAAGTACAAAATCTCAGTAGTTGGGTCATAGGTATAGTTTTTATGGGTTAAGTCCGACCAAGTAGTTGCTCTTAGTGAAGCATCTTCAAGCGAACCTCTAGTATCAAATACATATTGTATGCCAGAGGCAGGGAAGTTTAGTAAGTAAAAAGCATCTGAAGGTTTGTACACTGATGTTATATTTTCTGGACTGTCTTCTGCCCTTACTGCATCCAAGAATACATCTCGTATGTTTTTAGATATGTCGTTTAGTGGTTGTGACTTTTCTTGTATAGTTCTGCCTAATGAACGTAATCCAGTAGAAGATAAGAAAAGAATATCATCACCAATGTTTTGTATAGTGTCTCTACCAATACAGCCTACACCACTAATCACCTCTACTAGGCGTAGTGTGTTTACATCAAAACTGCCTTGAAAGCTGTCTTGGTCAGCGTAAATAATAATGTTGTTACGACAGAATACAATCAACCTACCATTGTGCTCTGCAAGCCCTGTAACAACGTCAGAGCCTTTAGGTAAGACACCTGCTATGTTGATACTACCTGCACTACCAGAACCCCATTTAGCTCCATTCAAAAGGTCTGAAAAATATACTGTAGTTTTGTTAGTGGGTGTATCAGCAGCAAACAATCTACCAAAAGCAGACATAACAATGTTAGCTTCTGGGGCTGTACCATCATAGTCAGCGTGTTGGTCTATTGACTTGAACTCATCTGGAGTTGATTCGTTAGTATAGTATAGTGGCTTGTAATCACGTTGGAAGAAGTAAGCCCTATCGTTAAGGGTTACTGCTTGCCAATTACCTGCACTAATTGTATCAGTTGTAGTTGGTGCAATTGTAGTAAGCGTGCCTGTGCCTTTATAAAACGTAGTGGCACTCCAAGAGATAATGTTATTACCACCATCAATCTCTAAGAATGGGTGCATACCTAATAGGTTAGTACCTGTACCGTTTGTAGTAGTTACATACTGCCAACCTTTACGAGCACCTAATCTACCAAACCTATCTATTACGCAGTTGTTAGCCTTTAGTGCAAATCTTGGGTCATTAGCAACAGAAGACTCTTGGGTGTTTAAACCTAAGAACGCTGGTGATACTAATGATGCCGTTACTATTGGTTTTGCCATTATGCTGTACTCACTAGGAATGGTGTTTCTTCTACAGTTATAATTAATGCACAATCATCATCATCTGCATCTGCTACTATTTCGTATCCAGACTCTAACATTATGTAAGACGAATCAGATACGCCAATGTTTGCTACTTCACCTACACCTAAGTTCTTGCCATGAAATATAGTAATAGTAGAGCTATTTTTTATGTGTATGTTTACAGTAGTAGAGCCAGTACCTACTGTGTGTGCTGCCTGTAGAAATACTACCTTAGCTCTAGTATTTGCTGGTGTTGTGTAATATGTAGTAGATGTTTGTGCTACTTGAGGTACTAAGACAGTCTTAGCTTTCATACCAGATTGTCTCCTCTGGGTGCTTGGCAGCGTCTAAGCCGATAGCGTCCTGCAAGGCGTTGTTTGCTCTAGCATAAGCAGATACTGGGTTAATGCCACCATCTTCACCACGCTCCTCTACAGCCATAGCATATGTTAGTAGCTCAATAGGTTTAGTAGGAATAGCAAATGTATCTGCATCAGCAGTTACGTCATCAGTACGCAACACTACGTTAAAGCGTAGGTCGTATGCACTATCTGGTATTGGGTATACATCAACTAACGTATCACCATCTGAACTAATACCATTAAACGAGTAGTAGCTTGGTGTACCTTTGGTTGGTGTCTGCCCTAAGAAAAACTGGTTAAATTGATGTGCTGTTCTATACTGCATAAATGAGTTAGCAGTATCATTCATAACGTCTAACACTGTCAGTCTGTTTAGCGTTCCATTCAACTCATAGTTAAATGTGTCCTCTACTGTCGTAGCAGATAGGGTAGTTCTAAGACCAGACCATGACCAAGCGTTTTCCACTGTTTCTTTAGCGTCATTAACTAATGTTGCAATAAGCGTAGAGTATGTTGATTCGTTAATTGTTCCGACTTGACGCTCTCTCAAGCGTTTAAGTACACTGTTTACTACATTTAAATATGTTGTCATTACCATTTCACCTTGTTAGCCCAGTAAGCTGCTGACATCTTACCTTTGGCTATGTTCTTACCATGTCTGGCTTTGAATGATTTACGCTTTGCCTTCATACGAGCAGACTCACCAGACTTAGGCTTACCTGCTGTACTAGCACCTTGCTGTCCAAAGCGTATAGTTTTTACTTGGTCGCCTGATTTAGCTACGACAACGTGTGACTTCTTTGGGTGGTTAGGTGTACGCTTAGGTTTGTTGTAACCTGACACACCTGCTCTAGCTAATCTTGGGTCTTTCTTTTCTGCCATAGTTTACTCTGGTTTTGTTGGGTAAGTTACGTTAAAAGGAAAGCCATCTTGTGTTGGTAAATCTCTTAGTGCTTGCCTGTATATTGCCCAAGCATCAGACATAACAACATCAGATGCACCTAGCCAATCTGTTTCTTGTAGTAAACTATCTCTTTCGTCTCTTACATTACTAGCTGCCTGACTTTCTGGTAGCTGTACTACTGTCTTAGTTTTGTGCCACTTGTTGTCTAACTCATAGACGTATGAAGAAGTAATTTCATGTGTAGCTTCATCATAGTTTGGCTCTGCATCATCAATGTATTCGTACACATCATAAGACGCTAATATAGAAGCAGATATGTTTTTAGGAAAGCATACGTTTGGGTTATCAGCTTTTAGTTGTGATATAGAGTATTGACTAACTACACCATTTAATACCTTAATTACATTCATACTAATACTCTTGAAGGTCTAATGGCTAGTGTAGCAGTTATGGAAGAATTACCAGTATAACCTGTACCACCACCAAAGTTGTTTAAAGAAGTTGTACCTGTTGTTTCTTGAACACTAGTGCAAGCTGCTAACTTGTTAGCTAATGCCCCAATCTGTATAAAGTTATCAGTAGAAGAAGGTTGTGTAAAATCAACTAAAGGTCTATTAGTGCCTTGTCCAGCAGCAGCTACAACCTGATATATTATTGCATTATCTGTAACTGTAGTTACGTTAGGTGATGTTGCTAAAGTAGCACCTGTTGCTGTATTTGTTGCAATAGTTACATCTATTGGGTTTGAAGTATCTGCATTTCTGTAAATTGCAACTATTGTTAAGTTGTTTTGTATTTGATTAGTTGTTACATCTATACCTGTTTCAGTGCCATCTGCTACTTTATAAAACATAGCAAAGTTTGTATCGTCAGTTTTATTGACATATAAATCAGTTAATTTAGTAAAACCAGTTGCTGAATATGTAATGTCACTATTCTTTCTAGTAGTTATTGACAGTATAATTAAGTCATCTTCTCGTACATCTGAAAAACTTATACCTCTAGTAAAAGAGTTATCAGTATTATTAAACTGAGCATCTTGAAATACAAGCTCTAAATCTTTACTAACACCACCAGCACCTAATAGCTTACGAGATAGCATTACGAACCATCACCTACTAATGCACCATATAGTGTAGTGCTAACTTTCCACAATACAAATACTGTGTATCCTGTAGTTGCTAATGTAGGTGCAGTGCCACCATCGTTTACCCAAGTAATTGTTGGAAACGTAAGAGTATATGCACTGCCATCATCAATCATTAATGTAATGGCTTCGCCTTCGCTGAGTGAATCAGTAAGCGTAGTGTTAGCACCCAATGTTTTATATTGTATTGTTCCATTTGCTGGGTCTAATGCAGTACCTGTAAGGTTGTAGACTGCTTCGTCTATAGCTCCAGTAATAGTTAAGTCATCTAACGTAACACTATCATTAGGCTGTACTGCTGAATCAGCTAATGCACCTTGAGCAGAAGTAGCTGCATCTGTAATACCATACCCAGATAATGTAGTAGGTGTAGAGGTAATAGCAGCAAAAGCTAGTGATGTAGTATGTGCTAAGTCACTAATCTGTGACTCTGTAATACTTAGTGCAGCTTGATGTTGTGTAACACTAGACTGTGTAATGTTAGCGTCAGGTACATTAGCCCATGTTACTGCTGCTGTTAAATCGTTTGTTTCAGTAAATGATTCTAGCTTTGCGTCTAACGCTGTTTGTAACCCATCTACGTTAGCTATAATATGATTGTGTGAATCGTCTGCTACTGTAACTGTAATAGATGTAGTACCAGAACCAGAAGCATCGCCACTTAGTGTAATGGTTTGGTTGCCAGTTAAATATGCTGAATTATTTGTCCACTGACTTATGTTACCTGACTTATTAGTCAATGTGTCAGTAGAGCTTGCTGTAATATAAGAACCTAAGTCAGATACTTGTGACTCAGTAATTGATAAAGCTGCTTGATGTTGCGTTACACTACTTTGTGTAATGTTTGCATCTGGCACGTTTGCCCATACGACAGCAGCAGTAAGGTCGTTTAACTCAGCTGCACCAGTACCTGTTAAAGCTGTCCATGCTGTGCCATTGTAAACCTGCATAGCGTTAGATACTGTATTAAAGTATAAAGCACCTGTTATAAGTGCATCACCATCATTGTCTACAGTAGGTGCAGAACTCTTAGCACCTAAGTACCTATCGTCAAAGTCATCATAAGAAGCAGCAGCATTTGTTTCACTTGTTGCTGCATTACTTGCTGATGTGCTTGCTGCACTAGCTGATGAGGAAGCAGCTGTGGCACTTGCACTAGCAGCACTTTCAGATGCACTAGCATTAGTAGCTGATACACCTGCGGCTGTTGCAGAAGCAGATGCAGCACTAGCCTCTGACGTTGCTGTAGATGCAGAAGCGGAAGCAGAACTAGCAGAAGTAGCGGCAGCAGTAGCTGAAGCCTCAGCCTCTAGTGCTTTCTGTGTTACCGTAGTAACCGTAACGTCATTGTCTGCGTCACCTGCTCCACCTTCACCTCTGAATATTGCCATCTACTT